CGCCAAAGAAGTTGCTGATGCCACCGCCAATGTCTTCAAGAAGTGCCATGTTTTTAGTCCTTATCGACCAAGCAAGCCGCCAAAGTTAATCGGTGTTGGAATCGTCTTCCCACCTGTACCTTCAAACTTCAGTCTGTTGTATGTTTCTGGCAGCTGCACACCAGCAGGCTGCACTTCAGCCGGGTTGAACGGAGGAGCAGCCGACCCAAGCATCGCCTGATTCATCAATGCTGTCTGGAAGGCATTCTGGATAGCCGGGTGAATTTGCATAATCGGAGCCATCGTCATCGGCTGCATAGCAGGTGTCGGCACAACAGGCTGCATCGGCTGCGGAGGCATCTGACCATAGCCAGCCGTTTCACCCTGACCACCAGTCAACGATTGCAGGTAAAGTGCACCAAGTTGCTCTTCAAGACTTGCCATGTTGATTACCCCAAAAGACCTTCAAAGATATTATCACGCCACTGCCCACGATGCACGGGTGCAGGAGCGCCGGGTTGCCATGTTTGACGAGGTGCACCTGCCGCCATGAGGCTTGCACCAATGTTGGCAATGTTGGCGATGTTGCCAGCCACAGCAGTTGGTGTCGAAGCAGTCGGCATATTAAACAGCGACTGACTTGCCGCTGCAGGCTGCATCGCGGATGCCGGAGGAGCCTGATAGCCAGCGCCAACATTCAACCCAGCCATCTGCGGCATCGTCGGCTGACCAACTGAAGCAGGCAACGCCACGCTGCCTGCCATGCCGGGTGTGGCAGACGGAAACTGCGGCTGCACTGCAGGAATGTTTACAGGAGCCATAGAAGCAACCTGTGTCGGCTGCACTGCATTGGCTGCAGGTGTTGACCACGGTGTGCCGAGCAACCCGCCTGTCATGCCACCAAGTACGTCCTGACCAAAACGGGACCATGTACCAGCCGGAGCAAGGTTTTCTGCAGATGCAGGAGCAAGGTATCCCTTGATGTCTGCCATCTGGGTTGCAGGCTGTTGCTGTGTCGGCATGGTGGGAGCTTTAAACTCAGGAAGTCCCATGATGTTTTCAGCGATTGCTGAAGAACCAAGCCCTGTTTGTGCGATCAACTGACCTTGTTGATTTACAATTTGTGTCCCATTTGCTGTTGGTTTGTAACCAAGACCCATGCCAATGCGGACAGCATTGCTATCTCCAATCGGAATAGCACCGGGATATTGTTGACCAAGTTGACGGGCAGATTCCATCGTCAAATGAAGTGGGTCTTTAGGATCATATGCTCCAGTGACAATAGTTGCCCCAGAGTTTGTTGCTGCATTACGGACAGCTTCACTTACATCTCTAAACTTATCATTCCCTGCATTCGGTGGAACGATAATAGGATTCAAACCGCGTGAACGTGCGGCTTCAATAGCTCTTTGAGTTGCTTCAGCAGCAACATCTGGACTTGCATAGTCATTTGTTCCAAGAGCAATCAGAGCATTGCGGGGTTGATTTTGATCTTGTCCACCACCAAGCAATCCAAGAGAACCTGCAAAGGTTGCTCCTTTTTTTGTGATAGCTTCAACGCCACCCTGATCTCTTACTGCATACCAAGGTGAAGTTCCCTTGTTCTTCAATGTTTCAAGAGAGAAATCGACCTGTTGCATCCAATTTTCACGGGATGGTGCTTGTCCATATCTTTGTTGAAACTCATATGCCATTCCACCGGGTGCAATTTTAGTTGGATCAGATGAACCTGAATAAAGTTGGAAAGGTCCAAACGAGTATCCACGGGCATCACGATTACCAAAAGTAGCATTGCCGAGCGTATTCGGGTTCAATCCTTCATAACGTGCAATCCCAACAGCAAGATTAGGATCAACGCCATAAAGCGGTGCGCGTCTGTAGATGTATTCTGCGATGGTATTTACATCAGCCATAGCTCACCCACTGCTTCCCGACTGCTTCGTCGATGATGTTCAGCCTGCGAAGAACCTCTGCCTTTTTGAATGGTGGCAGGTTCTTAATCCTCTGCACATTGTCAGACAGATACGCGGTGCAATCCCAGCAATCTCTGCCTGTTTTTTCGCCTTCTTTGTATCCCGGTGGAAGCTGTGCTCCGACATCATCAAGATACTTGAAAACCTGTTCTTCCGTCCAATCCTGAATAGGCATGATGAACTCGATGCCATCCACTTTGGAGCCATTGCGCGAAACAGACTTCTTATCGTCTGAATTGCGCTGACCTTTGATGACCTTTGTAACACCCAATTCCTTCACACCATAGTGCAACGGAAACCAGATGTTTGACGCGCAGCAGTTCACATAAGGCTGCATGAGTGGACCAGTTTCACCGCTGATGTCCTTGCCAAGCGGTGTATTGTTCACTGGCAACACATCAACAGGCCATCCATGCTGCTGCACGTTTGCAGGCTGATTGGAATGCAGTTCGACAAAGTATGGCAACCGCTGCTTCCATTCAGCCATATACGCGATCATCTCAGGATACGCTGCACCTGTATTCAACCACACAACATACATCTGGTCCCATTTGTCCTTGTTCAGATGCAAACAGGCCAGACTATCCTTGCCACCACTAAACAACAGTGCAGTGTCGATCATAGTGCAGCAATCGACGCAGCCAGAGACGCGGCAGACGCAGCAGCACCCAAACCTGTCAGCAGCGGGTTGCTGGTAGGGCCGGGACCAGTTTGCGTGTTTGTCTGTCCATAAGGTGTTGCACCCAGAGCCTGAATCGGAATCTGCAGCTGCTGAATCGGGAACTGCTGTGCTTCACGATATGCCTGCTGCGCTGCATCAATTTCAGCCTGCTGCTGCTGCTGCAAGGCAGACTGTGCAGCCAAGGCAGAACCAGCACCCTGCAGATAAGACTGCTGACCTGCACCAGCCAAACCACCGAGCAACTGTGCACCCTGCAGACCAAGGCCAGCCTGCTGCAGTCCAGCCGCCTGATTAAGCTGCTGCGATGCCATCTGACGCGCAATGTCAGCCTGTGCTGCCTGCTGCGCCTGCTGGAAGTTCTGCGAATACAACTGTGCTGCAAGGTTTGCTGCCTGCTGCTGAGATGCAGCATTCACAACACCTTCTTGAATTGCCTGCCGTGATCCACCGAATGCACGGGCACGAATGGCAGCATCGGAAGCAGCGTTCAGGTTCTGCAGTCGCTGCTGGTTCAGCGTGTCCAGCGATGACTGCAGAACAGACTGCGTGAACGGGTTCATATATGGAGCAAGGTTAGTCGTGGAAAGCTGACCAGCCTGCACCTGCTGCGGCTGATACTGACCAGACTGTGCAGCCATCTGTTGCGCATAAGCATAAGCAGGCTGTGCCATGCCATAGCTCGATGAAATGTCGCCAATGGTCTGCAGTTGACCTTCACCAAGACCAGCAACACGCGGACCCTCATACGGACCCATCATGTTTTCTGATACCTGATAAGCTGCAGCAAGGTTCTTCTTGCCAGCTTCCTGAACCCATTCAGGCAATTCTGTCTTGTTGACTACCTGCTGTTGACCGCCGCCACCTTTGCCCATTTTAGTCCTCCAATGGCAGTGCCATCGACACCGACCTGTTGGTCCATCCATATTTCGGCAGAATCTTCTGCCATCCCCAGCGTCCGTTCATGGTCATAAAAGAGCAACCATGCTCCTTTGCAAATGCGATGACCTGCGGGTGCATACTCATCGCTTCTTCCATGTCACCGAACACTAAAAAACAGTTTAGCCACTTCTTCTGTGGTCCAACCAATATCTCGGTGATAACACCTGAGTTATCCGTGAACCAACCCTGATACTTACCAGACAAAAGACCTTGGTAGACATCTCCGACTGAATGCGTCCCACCGTTTAGCCTTAATGCCTTCTCCATCTTAGTAAGGAGGTGAGCCTGTTTGTCCAAGAGGCACCGATGCTGTTGTTAGATTGCCACTGTTATCGACTGTCACCTTCCACACGCTGCCGTCTGGCGCCTGCAAAAGAAGGCTGTCGGTTGCTTCAATCTTCCTGATTGACTGGTTGATCGACTGTGTAAACGTAACAAACGCTCTGGTGAAGTAACCGCTGTCATATGATGGAGGAACAGGAGGAAATGTCACGTTCATCGTTGACCACCTCCCATAAACTCCACACGCATTTCACCGATTGACCACGGTTCGTCCTGAGTTGCCGTGATCTTCATGCGGAAATCACGACCAGACACACGCATATCAGTATAACCGTTAGAACGCGGATTATACGGTCCAGAAGTTGTCTCTGTTCCTTCTGGTGTGTAGCTGGAATAAACCGTGATTTGAGTGCTGTCATATCCATAACCGCTGTCTGTAATTGCCTGTCGAATATGGCTAATCAGATTGCCGTTCTGAATATTGATTGCACTTGTTTCGACATAACGCTGTCCAGTAAGTGATGCACCTGCTGCTGTCCAGCCTGATTCCTGATTATAGATGTCGTTCAGTTCATCGGCAGCCATTGGATATTTCAGAACACCTGCACCTGCAGCAGCAGTG